ATCTAATCGTTTATCGAGTAAGCTTGATTTTAAAGTATAATAAGCTTCAGGTGTTCTATCTACTGAAAAGAAGTCAGCATTAAATCCTGCTGAATTTAGAGTCTGCACACTATCAACTGACTGCCAGCCATCAAAAGTAATCTTGTGGATGTTATATCCAAGGTCTTTTAATTTATAAATTATTTGCCTAACTTCTTCAAATTGGATCTCATCTTTAGGCCCTGCTTTTATTTGCATCATTAAATCAATAAAGATTTTAGGTTTCTTCTCCATCTTGCCTTCACTACTTCTAACTTCTACCCAACCATTGAATTTTCCCATAGCCAAACCTGCAGCATCTCCTTTACCTTCTTTGTTGAGTCCTAAATCTATATGGATAAATCTTTTATCAGTATCATAGTTTTCGCTTCCTCTGTGGTTGTAGAACCACTCTGAAAATTGACCCGTTTTAAGACTTATTGGGTGCTTCCGTTTGTAATTAGCATTATTATTAATAATTTCAGGATCATTGAAAAATCCTTGAATAGCCATCGACGGTTGAGCACCATAATCTCTCATTGCTTTCTCTGGATTTTGCCTAAACTCATCCTCATATTCAATTGGCACCATTACCCCTTTTTTCCTATAGGTAGATAAATATTTACCTAAATCGAACTTTTCACCATTAAACATTTCTTCAGGCAGCGCTTCCCACAAAGGAGTTCTTCTTCTTAAAACTTTAGGATTTTCTTTTTCTTCTTCAAACTTATTTTCAGCAAAATCATAAACATATCTGGGTGAAGTAATAATAAACATTTTGCCCTTACTGAAGAAACGAGAACGAATACGTTTTTTGATTTGATTATATGATTCTTCAGCGTAATCTTTATCTTTAGTTAAAGTGTGAAATGAAGCTTCGTCTATGACTGATCCAAAGATATTATAACCAAGAGGAGATTCTTCATTAGAGCCTAAAGGCAATATAAAGATATTTTTAGGCATTCGTATTTTTGATTTAATGCGAGGATCGGGTGAATAAAAGTTTTGAAACCATTGATTGTTATCTATTCTGTTTTTAATTTCACCAAAGACGATATCTTTAGCTTGACTAAACGACTTAGAAATATTAACAAAAGCGATCTTGGTGCCTTTGGCAAATTTAAAATATTTTTGAGGATTTCTCAAACACAACAAGCGATGAATAATGTAAACAATCGCCATCGAAGACACATAGGACTTGCCTGAACCAATACCTGCAATATATAGAATTTCTTCATACTTGCCCAGGTTTTCAAATTCTTCCCAAGTAGTATGGTCAAAGATATCTATAAGAAGTTGTTTATTGTAAGGCCTCGGCTTGTCTTGTTCTGTAACAAAGTTAGGATTTTCCAGGAACTCCCTCATCGTTACTGGTTTGTGCTGATATTCTGGATGACTCGTTAGAAACTCCAGTATCTCCAACTCCTTCTGACTTGCGTTGTTTACGAACTTTGCGAATTGCGGTGAGAATAGTAGATTTGTCATCTTCGCTTAATTTATGTATTTCTGCAGAATACTTAGCTATTTTAGTTTCTGCGTTCAAATTAACATTCAAGTTTTCAGGTGATTTGATGCCCTCGACATCCATTATTTTGCCTAAGATTGACAAAGCAGTATTCATGAAAGTAGCTCTAGTTGCCCCTTTTGAATTTAAATATTCTTGTATCGCTCTTTGATACAAAAAATCTAACTTGTCTTTGATTTCAGCTCTCTTGTCATTGAATTCGATATCTTCGGCTAAATCTCCCTGTCTAATATATTCTATATCATTTTTAACAGTATCAGGAGATATTGGAACTTTAACAACTTGATTCTTACCAATTTTAATTCCTTTTTCTAGGATAAGAACCATTTGAAAGGGTTGATATCCCATTCTCATAAGTTCTCTAACCTTACTTCTTCGTAGAGCTATTCTATTAACATTTTCAGGGTCAACATTTTGAGCCTCTACTATTACTTCTTTAGGGGGTAGTAAATTTTTATTTAGTTTCTTTGCCATGTTTTATTAAGTATTCCAAACAAATTGCAACTAAGGCATCAGGGATATCTTCTTTACCAGTAATATCAATCGCCTTATTAACAATTTTATATTGTTCTTTATCTAAAATAACCTCAAACTCATATTCTTGTATATTTTCTCCTTCCCCTAAATCAACCGAATCTTCTTCAATCTCATCAAAATTAATCATTGAAAGATTATTTAAACCTTCTAACTCATCTTTTGTATAACCCAACCTCTCTTCTAATTCTTCCAAAGAATAAGTTTTATTTAACTCATGAACAACTGCTGCTAATTTTAAATTATCAAATTCCCCCCTAAATCTATTAAAATTAATTGTAGAAATCATCGCATCAGATAATTTTCTATTTAAAACAATAATAGGTAATTCTTTATAACCTAAACTTTTAGTAGCTCTCCATCGATGTTCTCCATCAATAATAATATATTTTCCCTTTTCTTTTTTATCTTCCCTACAAAAAATTGCCCCAATCAAACCTTCTTTTAAAATGTTCTTTTTTGTTTGTTCAAAAGTCTTTTCATCCATTACATTAGGATTGTATTTATTGGGACTTATATTTTCTATATTAACCGTTATTATTTCACTTATTCTTTTTTTCATTTTTCTTTACATACTTTAAACAAATAATAGTTATTTTTTCTGCATCTTTTTTCTTATCTATTGTTTCTAAAGTTTTTTGCAATATCTTATATTGTTCTTCATTTAACACTACTTTAAATTTATATTCTCCTTTATTTTCCAATCCTGACTCTATTTCATCTCCTTTAAATTGCGAAGGATCAAATTTTAAAAGATCTTTTAAACCATTTAATTCATCTTCCGTATATCCTAATCTTTTTTCCAATTCTTCTATCCCATAAATTTTCCTTAATTCATTAATAATCTCAGCAAGTTTTATAATATCAATTTCCCCTTTTAACTTATTAAAATTAATAGTAGAGATCATTGCATCAGGTAATTTTTTATCCAAAACTATTACTGAAATTTTTTCATATCCTAATTCTTTAGCAATTCTCCACCTATGCTCACCATCAATAATAATATATTCACCTTTTCTTTCTAAATTTTCTCTACAAATGATTGCTCCAACAAACCCTTCCCTTTTTATGTTTTCTTTTGCCAACTCAAATATCTTTTCATCCATTACATTTGGGTTATAAATATTTCCCTTAATTTTATCTATTTCAATGTTTAATATTTTATGGTTATATTTTAATTTTTGTTCTTCCACACTACTCCTCTTTTTTCCCATAATTTAGTAATAAAATTTTCTAATTGAATAAACGCTTCAACATTTTGTCTACACCTTCTTTTATACTTTAAACTACTACCATCAATATACTGTAAGGGATTACTGAATTTTAACAAATCCCCTCCTTTTAAATCCATTTTTAATCTTGCATTAGCAGCTAGTAATTTTCCATGTTTAAATCTATAAACCCTAGCAAACTTTGCTCCTGCAAGCCATGAGGTGGCATCACAAGAATACCAAGGATAATTATAAAGACTTTCTAAATCCATTACTCCAAAACCGTGTAATTTTGTTTTATATTTCATTGCCAAACTGAAACAAAAATCAAAATATCTTTTCTTTATAATACTACTTCTTACTGTTGCTGCTACTCCCCCTATTGCAACATAGGGATAATTTTTACAATAGTATTCCATTAAATCTTTTCTTTTTAATTTTACCTCCGAATAATGAAAAACAGGTATTGCCTTAATCCCCTGTTTTTCTAAATACTCTTGATTTTTTAAAGTTTCATCAGGATTCATTACATCTAAATTAGCACAATATGTCCATCCATTTTTATGTTTTTTTAAAAACTCGGCATAATCTTCAATCTTTAATGGAACTCCTCTTATACGAGCAGTAAAACCCCCTGAATCCATAAATACTTTTGCACCATAATCAATAAAATCTCTAAAAAAATCCTTAGACTTATCATGTGAGTAATATTGAGAAAATAATACTCCATTTACTTTTTTTTCTAATAATATTTTCCTAAAGGAACTTGCATCTGCTCCTGCAAAAAAAATAATCATATTATTCCTATTCTTTTCATTGCTTCTTTTGTATCTTTAATTTCACCTTTTCTTTTCTTGTCAATCGTTTGTTGCATAAATTTTCTAAAATCTATTTTTTGTTCAAACAGTTCCGGATTAAAAATATCATTATTAATAAAAGCAACCGCTTTTCTAAAACAAGTTTTACAATTACCACATTCTTTTTTCATTGTCCCATAACAGCTTCTCGTTTTCCAAAGCTCTTCTTTTTTAAATCCCTTATCTAAATACATTTTTACCATTTGTGTTTTTGTAAACTTTCTTACCGGAAGAATAAAATTTGGTTTTAACCCTTTATCTATCCAAGAAAAAGTTTTTTCTTTTTTTTCTTCAGTAATTAAATGTTTTGCCATACGGTTTACTAATCTTTTAAATTTAAAGTCTTTATCTTTAGTGGTGTCCCCTCTTGTTGAAGACAATATAATTTCGTTTCCATATTTAAAAGCCATTAAAACAAAGAACAGATTTCTTAATGGAACAATAGAATTTTCTAATTCGCAACTTCTCAAATCTAATCTATTATCAATAACAACTTTTTGTTTTGGTATATCCAATCTTTTTAAATTAGCTATCTCTAAAGAGCTATAACAACTCTTTATGTCAATATATAAACAAATATCTGGATTAAACAATTTGGCCGTTATATAGCTGTCTAATCCGCCACTAAACAGTAAAACTCGCATATATTGTCTCCTTTATTCTGTCATGACTTTTATCGTCTATATAAATAGTGGCTCTCATTTTTTCCATTACAAGAGCATGAAATTTAACTTTATGTTTTGTTAACCAATTATAGGTTTTATTATAAATTTTTCGACTTCTTGCTGTATAAACAACAATATAATTATCTCGATCCTCAAATAATTTATTTATTTGTTTTATATTTTTTTTAAAAGGAATCCCATTTTTATTTATTACTCCATCAAAATCAATAGCTATTACTTTCATTTTATTAAAACTAAAAATTCATTTATTAATAAGATTTAAGAATTCACTCCTTGCTTCGGCTTTTTTTCTGAATACTCCAAAACAAGCAGACGTTGTAGTAATGCTATTAATCGATTTTGTCCCCCTTAGAGAAACACAATCGTGACTAGCTTTTAAAACTACCATTACCCCTAAGGGTTTTAAGGTGTCATTTATTGCTTTAGCTACTTGAGTTGTGATCCTTTCTTGATTTTGAAGTCTCTTAGAGAACATCCACACAAGCTTGACTAGTTTATCTAATCCGACAATACGATCAGTTGGAATGTATCCAACCCATGCTTGTCCTCTAAAAGGGAGTATGTGATGTTCGCAAGTACTAGTAAAGTCAGTACTTATTATTACCATCTCATCACAATCCTCTGCTTTGAAGGTTCTATTTAAAACTCCTCTTACGCTATAGTTATACCCCTCAAATAATTCACCCCAGTCTCTTGCTATTCGTTCAGGAGTTCTTTCTGTACCCTCTCTCTTAACACCAGGCTCTATAGCCTCTAATAAAAGAGTCGCCGCTTTTTTTAATTTTATACTGTTAATTTGATTTTTAGATGGTTTTGTTGATCCGCTTTGTAGGCTCATTCTTTTTCAATAATCCTGGTCTTTTTAATAATTTCTCATTTACTTTTATTGTTGTTGATAAGAGCTCATGTCCAATTTTGTTCATTTTACACCATTTTTCTAATGTGGCCATGTCTTTTGGAAAACAAGCACCTTTATAGCCCCTTTTGCCTTTATGATATACGTCCCAATACATTCTTCCCATTGGTGAACCAACCCACTTAGAGGCTTGAGATGCTCTTTTTACCGTCGTAAAGTTTGCCCTTATTTCCAGACAGATATCGTAGAAAAAGTTAGCAAAAATGACCATCAATGCGCCGTGGAAATTGTTAATATACTTAACAGTTTCCGCTTCTCTGGCTCTCATAATTACACCATAGGGACTTTCAGGAAGTAAGTGTAAAACCTTAGTCGCCAGGCTGCGACTTTTTTTAGTATAGCCCATTAGTTGCCTGTCTGGATTGATAAAATCCTCCCAAGCAGTCGCTCCGCTTAAAAACTCAGGATTAAAAAATAAATATAAGTGAGGAAATACCTCTTGCAACTTTTTAGTTGTCCCAGGAGGAACTGTTGATTTGATAATAACAATCTTCTTCTTTCCTATTTTTCTTAAAACGCCTTCAACAATAGATGTATCAATTTTATCTTTTTTCCAATTATAAGGAGTAGGAACTACAACAAAGATATAATCTGCTTCTTTGTTTACCTCTTTCCAGTTGTGAGTTTGCTTATCTAGAGATAAGCCCATCACTTTATACTTAGGAGCTATTTTGTGAGTAAACCATTTGTAAAGCTGTTTTCCCACGGTTCCTGTATGACCAATAATCGCTATTGTTTTCACTTTGCTCTTTCATCACCCCAAAGCATGACATGAAGCCGAGGAATAAGTCGCCAACCTTTTTCTTTACATAGTTGAGCAACTGCTCGACCATGTTTAGCCACTTCTTCTGGAGTAATACCTTCAGGCATTAAAATAATCTTATTTTTATCTAAACTACATTCTCTAATAATCTCTTCAATTTCTTGTAGGTCTTCTTTGCAAGTAACTACAAATTTAAAAGTAGTATGAGGAAGTGAGTTAAATTGTTCTAAAATGTCAGGGCAATATCTTATTATTTCAAGATTGTTTGAGTTTTTCAATTTAGGAGAAACATTATATTGAATATCTTTTTCATCTCCTTTCTTGAAAGAGAGAGGCGGTAATGTGCCATTTGTTTCGATTTCAAAATATCGGTCTCCTTGCCATTTTGCAGTTATTAAATGATTGGGTTCAACAAAATCGATTAGTTTTAAAATAGCTTCTCTTTGAAGTAAGGGTTCTCCTCCCGTGATAACTAAACGAGTACAAGGATAACTTGCTATTTTTTTTGAGGTTTTTGCTATACTCCACCTTTCAGGTTCATTATAAAATCTTTTATCTTTTATATCCCAAGTATAAGGAGTATCACAAAAAGAACACCTTAAATTACACAAATGAAGCCTTAAAAAAATAGCAGGTTTTCCTATAGATTCCCCTTCGCCTTGTAAAGAAAAGAAGCATTTGTCTCCGCTTAACAGAAGACTATTTGACTTAATGGCCATATCTATTTTTTCTCTTTTCATGATCTTTCTCTATAGGTTGCAGCGTTTGTGGTTGTTTCATAAACAGTAACGCTATCCAACTCTATCCCTTTAAACTTCTCGCTCTTAAATCTATTAATAAAAAAACTTAGTTCATTCCAAATATCCCTTGCCATGTTTTCAGCAGTAGGATTGTTGTTCATCCATACAATCCAGTCCTTATCCATAACCTTACTGATGGTTTGATTTTTTTTATCTTTAATAGAAAGAATTGTTTTGTGATCATATTTTTCATCAATATGACTTTTAAGCATCTGTTTTAGTTCTCCGAAATCTACTACTGCTCCCCAATTATTCAATTTAAGTGATTTTACAGTTATTATTACTCGATAAGTATGTCCATGAATTCTACTGCATTTACCTTTATAATTAGAAAGGCGGTGAGCGGCATCAAATTTAATCTCACAAGTCAAAAGATACTCATGTCTTTTAACTTTATCTTTTAAGAATGGAATTATCGGGCCTTTAATTAAATTCATTTTGACCCTTTTTCTCTCTAATAAAATCTAAAAAATGCCCCAAGAGTTTAAGATCTATTACTGCTAATTTAGTAACTTTGTTGCTTTGTCTTAAAACTAGAATAGTTTTGTCGTTAGGTTTTTCACAATATCTCTTTTTGACTTCTTCATAAAGAGAAAATGCTTTAAATCTTTGATAACGCTTAGTGTCAATTTTAAAAGAAGGGAAGTCTTCGATTTCTACGTCAGGTTTTTTATCACTATACGATTGACGTATAATGCGTTTACCTTTAAGAATCTCTGCAGTTTTATATTCTAAACCTTTCCAAGCTTTACTCATACTATTCCTTTACTTAAATACTTAGTCAGAGATACAGGCTTCGATCCTGTGACCTCATGATCCCAAATCATGCGCTCTTCCGGCTGAGCTAATCTCTGTTTTGTGCTCGAGCAAGGATTCGAACCTTGGTTTCAATTTCCTTGATAAGGTTCTAAGGAGCTTGTCTTAGTACCTTAATATATTGCGTCCTAAACCGGTCTAGACGACTCGAGCTAAATGTTGCGGAACAGAGAATCGAACTCTGACTACTAGCTTATGAAACTAATGTGCCACCAGTACACTTCCCCGCAGCGAAAAGGAGCGACCTTTTCTCAAAGACCTTGCGATATTTCAGCAAGTAAAGTAATTGCAGATTGTCAAGGAATCGAACCTAGCAAAGTGAAGTTTGGAGTTTCACTTGTGCCCAGCACCCAATCTATATTTTTTATATTTTAACATATTTTCTTTATTAAGATACTTTTCACAATATTGATGCACTCGATATTCACAATACCAATGAATATTCTTTCTTGTTTTATCACTCAATTTTCGAGATGATTCTAGAAGCCTTTCAAGGCCACTAGTTTTAACTAAGAATTGATCAAGGTTTATTGGTGGCTTGTTTGAGCTTCTCATAATCTAAAAAAATAGGAGGTATTTTATCACTAGGTGAAAAATTACCTGCATAATATCCAGATATAATTGAGAAATTCTTTTTTGAGCCGCAATTAAAACAATGAACTAAATTGCGATCTAAGAAAGCATCACTAGATTTGTTTCTAAGACTTTTTAACATCTCATTACTAACTACATAATGAATAGTCTTGCAGTTAGAACATTCTACAAATTTAGATTTGGTCATTATTTTTATTTCAAAAGGTTTACTTTTCTTCTTTTTTACTTTCTTTTTTAATCTTATTTGTTTCTTTATTTTCTTTCGTTTCTGTCTTTTCTTTAGCCTCTTTCTTAACTTTTTTAACCTTTGGTTTATCTTTGAGATTAGCTAAAACAAAATAACAGGCCTTATTATCAATAACTAGTAGTTTTACTTCTAAGACAAGAACGTTGTTTTCTTTAAAACTCCTAAGAGCTTGATTAAGTTTCTCTAACTCTTCATATTTATAAAGTTTCATAGAAAATATACTCCTTCCTCTATGTCATAAAGGTTCTTAATAAATAAGAACAGACATAATAAGTAAGATAATAATATATTTGAGACTATAAAAACAAGTGCTTAAATAACTATTGCAAAAAGTGATGATAATGCTATACAGTTTATCAATAGTTTTAAGAAGGACAAATAAAAAAGCCGGCCATGGCATACGCACATCTACCGACTTCTTATAAAACCATTATATCATAAGAAATAAAACCTCGCCGAGCTAAAAGCATAGACGAGGCGTGAATGTGTTCATTATACCACTTCCTTTAATATCAAAGTAATTGTTCTGGGGGCTAAGCCAAATTCCCTAGCAATATCTGTTTTAGTTAATGTCCCCCTCTTGGCTCTTTTAAAGCGTGATCTAATCCGCTCATTGCGAGCTTCCTTTTCCATTCGGTGATACCTAACGCTTTTTATAACTGCCATATTCCCTTAAAGAGGCGGGCAAGGATTTGCACCTTGCAAGTACTCGCTGGCGTACGTCTTCTAGAAAGACTGGCCCATTGAAACTATCTAGTAAAGGTTTCTTGATTAGGGAAACCATAGCGTTTACCTATTCCGCCACCGCCTCTCTAAAAGAATATGGAGGCTACTTAACTTGAGTCAAATAGCCTCCGCCTGGTTATTTTGGCGGCCATATAAACAGCGAGAAAAGAAAACCGACACCGGCACACATGATCGCTGGAAACATCAGAAAACCCGACACATAGGATGTCGTCATCTTGACAGGATAACCTTTGAACAATGCTTCAAAGAACTCTGACCCAAGACCCACGACAAAACCAAACAAGCCTCCGGCTCCGATAGAACACCAACGCTCCTTTCTCATTTTAACCTCCTTTCGCCTTTAGTAATAACCAGGTTCACTTTTTAAGATAACTAATCATTAAACCAAGCACTAGCCCAGAGTAAATTAAGCCATAAAGAGTCTCATCTACCGGCAGTCCTGGCTCAGCTAAAGTATAAACTATTCCAACTACTGTCCAAACTAAAACGATCCATTGTAAAACTACTTTCATTTATTCACCTCCAATCTAGTTCAATAATAACCAAATTCACCTCAAGATAATAATATTAGTAATCTTTCCACGAACTAAGTATTCTTCAGCCTTTTTGGTTTCAAGATTGAACCAGCCAATCTCATTATCAAACAACATTAAACCACCCTCCGCCCATTCCAAATAAACAAAGTGGGTGTTCTTCTCTGGTATCTTCCAGTTCGAGTATTTCTTTTTCCATTGTATCCTGGCGATTGCTTTGTTTGCTTCATCAGGTAACTCATAACTGTCCTTAGCAACCGGCTTTACCTTATCAGTTTTTATTCCATATTTATTTATTTCCTTTTCCAGTTCTCTAAACGAACAGTAGCCCCGATAAGGTATTCGCCAGTTATCAATCACTTCCTTTACTGATTTATCTAAAAGAAAGGCCACCAGGGTCGGTCCACAAGTACCCTCTCTCGGTATCTTCCGTTCATATTTCTGCCGGAGCGAAATTCTGTCTTTTGGCTCATTCATTCTTCGTTACCTTCACCCAAGCACTAAAACTAAGATCTCCTCCATCGTACCTATATTCAGAGTATTGTTCATCCAAGGCTTGTTGTTTTTCAATTACTTCCTTTTCTTCGGGTGTCATGGCTGCCATTCTAAAACTTTCACAAATATATTCCTCGGTTGGCTCCCACCCCCCATCAACATACTTGTCTTTTTCTTCCACATTATCTCTACCACAAACCTCTTGGGCGTGCTTGTATTTAGCCAGTTGCATCTCGATTTTGCTTTTACGAGCATCAAGAATCTTCGTCTGGACATCATTATTTAACCCGACATACAATCCTATTGCCACTGATATCATTATAGTAACAATAAATATAATATTTGTTTTCATTTTCTCACCTCCAATCTACAAACATATTCTCTATAATTCATTACCGAGTCTTTAACTCTCCTAACAGACCAAGTACCACCATTATCCCAACAATCATTCTTCCAACTCAATAGCCATTGGTTTCTTCTTTGCCAATGGAGGATACCAAAGCAAACACTAGCGGCGATTGACACACTCATTAGGATTGCTAAGATACTCCAACACCAATGTAGTTTAGTCTTTTTCTTTTTCATTCTTCTCCATACGCTTTAAGATAACGGATATTCCATAACTACTATGACTGTGCGAGGCTACCTTCCAACCGAGTTTGTACAGTTCTTCCAAGTCCTCAAGCACTTCCTCCATACTAGCGGTTGAGAACCAGCTTTCGTAGCGATAGTTAGTTTTTACTACTCCAGATTGGCTCATTCCTTCCCTTTCTTAAAATGTATTTTAATCATTTCATAAAGCATACCGTATTGATCGCCACACTCTTCAGCTTCTTTTATTAGCTTGATTACTTCTTTAACCACTTCCTTTTCTTTAGCTTGGAGAGCATCATCAATTATCTCTTGCAATGTAAAAGCCGCACTATCTACTCCCACTTGCTTCTTATGAACCTCAGGATCGGAACCTTGATATTTAAATACCATGTTGGCGAGTATTTTTACCTGGACCTCTCTTACCTCTTTTTCAGTTATCTTGTTTTTCTTTTTCATTCTACTATTGGTTTGTTTCTTACAATTCGAATACTTTTTCCAACCTTGTTAATTAAAACCTTCTTTCCATTGATGATCATGTGTTTAAATAGTTTCTTTTTCATTCTTCCTTTCTTGACCCCATGAATGGGGACATTGGTTTCTATCTCCCCACTTTTCTTCTTGGGTGGGGATAGTTCCTCTTCTAAAATAAAACAAAAGAAGCAACGGCTCTCTCCAGGCCAGTCTCCAGTTGTTTCGTATCTCTTTCCACACTTAGAACAATTATGATAACACTTCTTTAAATCTTTCATTTCTTAAACCTCCTTATTAACCAGTAAAGATAATTGTTTTTTTGTTGGCTCAAGGGAATAGGGTTGATTTGCAGGGGTTCCCTTAACCCCCACATCTTCTTCAACCCAAAGTAAAACAAAATTAATAGGTTTGCTATCACGATATGGCTTCATCTTTCTTCTAATTATCATTTTCCTTCCCTTTCTTCTTGGGTGGGGCATTAACTTTTTCAAAGCTCCAGCCCAAAAGATATACAAATAAGACATATGGCAAAAGCCAGAAACTAGAGTAGTGAAGCCAAAAAACACTCGACACTAACCCCAGCACGGAAATCCCAAAAAGAAATCGGTTAGTGTCACGTTTTCCAATCTTTCCCTCAAGCCATTTAATTATGTTTTTCATTCCTTCCCTTTCTTGAGGAAGGATAAAATCTCAAACAAAACCTTTCTTTTTATTCCAGCTTCATTGTTTTCTTCAAAATTAACCTCTTTATCATCGGGCATCATTTTCTCTATCCTCTCAATCACTTCATTCTCTTTGGCTTCTAGTGCTTTAACGATAAATTTCCAAATACTCTCATCGTCAACCTTATCCATTCCAGTAGCGAGTGTGAATGTCCCAAACTCTTTGTCGAACTTCTCCCTCAATTCTTTATATGTTTTCATTTAAATATGCCCTTTCTTTTTCTTTGTGGTAACAGCTTTCGCAAACATGAACCTTGCCGACATCACTATAACTAAAAAGAATTGGCTCATTACAGAAGAAGCATT